AAAAACCTGGGTGGGTCCCGCCCACATGCTCTTCCCTGCAGCTGTTGCACGAATGCAACAGCTGTGGTTTTTTTACAATATTAAGCAGATTTCTCTACTTGAACAAAGGACTTGTAAAAAATTTGTTGAATTTTATATGAGTGAACCCAATAATCATTTGGAGTTAATCGCTCAATCAAGTCCTTCGCATCTTTATATTTTTTAGCATCAACCATAGAGTCGAAACCTTTATCAACAGTAATTTCAGTTTTACCGTTGTCTTTATCTTCTCTAATTTTTAACACTAAAAAAGTTGAGTGTGTGTTTTCCATTTTTATTTCTCCTTTCATTTGACAAATATAGGATATTATATTATAAATGTCAATAGAAAGGAAAAATAAATATGTTGAACAAAGGTACAAAATTCTTCGTCACTTGGACACCACAACACATCAATGGCGAAGAAAATTTTCATGGTCAAAGTGTTTCAAGAAAAGGGCTTTGGGATGAAAAAAGTAAGATCGCAATTAATAAAAAAACAGGAAAAAAGTATATGACTTTTTGGGACAGAGACAGAGAAAGATATACAAACGCATCCTCTGAAATTGTTTCAATTACATTTAACATTTTTCAGAAAGGGGCAAAATGACAAAAAAAGAAACAATTAAATTTCTTTGGAATGAAATAAGAGAAACCTATAAGAAATTAATTTTACTTAATCCCAAAACAAACTATTGGTATCCCTTTTATAAAAATATTTTAAAGCAAAATGTTTATGCTTTAAAAATAGTAAGGGGTATAAAATGAAAAAAAACTATTGGCAAGATCTAGTCAACAAACATTTAGTTGGCAAAAAAATAGTTAGAGTTGAATGGTTGAACCCAAAGGAAACAGAAAGAGTTTTTGGTTGGGATCAACAACCTTGCGAAATATACTTGGATGATGGAACTGTGTTAACTCCGTCCCAAGATGATGAGGGTAATGATGCAGGGGCAATTCATACAAATATAAAAGAGTTGCCTATCATTCCAACTTTTAGAGAATGAAAAAAGAATATGAAATAAAACTAACACCTCAAGAAATTTTTGAGGTGTTAGAAATCTTAAAACTTTATCTTGATAGAGATGAGGTAGATAAAGATTTGCAAAGTGCCTACAATAAATTAAATGTAGAGATAGCTTAAATATTTTGGGGTAGTGTGAGCTGCCCCAGAAAAAAAAAAATAAGGGTGGGTCCCGCCCACATGCTCTTATCTATCTAAGGTTGAAAAAAAATAAATTTAATTGTTGACAATGTAGGATAATAAGTATATTTATAGGATAAGCTTAACAAATAAACATTGCAAGTTTATTTGGCTTTGTGGCAGAACAACGCTTAAGCGGGTGTAATGCACAAGCTCGGAGGGTTATGCGCCAATGCGTGAAGACACCGAGTTTGGTTGTGAGTACCGACCATCTTTAAAAAAGATTGGACGCTTCGGGAAAGCTTGTAGGTAAACCAATAAGTCCTACCAAGCAGAGCTGCAGTAGGAAGCTGCGCTAATTATGGAGGCTCGATTACGAGTGAAAGAAAGGACAACTTAACTTCATAGGAGGTGCTATATGCGTCCTTACGCCAGATACCCCACCCGAAAGGGTGGGGATTTTTTTATTAGGGTGGGTCCCGCCCACATGCACTACACACAACATCTTGTGTCAATCACTTTTTAGTTGAAAATAAATTATTTTTTTCTTGATTATACTTTTTAATAATATAGGATTATCCTATTAACAAAGGAGGAAAATATGGGTTTCGACATATATGGAATGAACCCTTACAACCCAAACAAGGCAGTTAAGCCTACTATTGATTGGGATAGTCGACCGACTAGAAAACAGACTGATAAATACTTTAAGAAAAAAAGTAAATATCAAGAAGAAGTAGTTGGCGATTATTTCAGAAATAATGTTTGGTGGTGGCGTCCACTCGCAAGTTATGTAATTAAATTTACAGGTTGCATTGACGAAAGCGATCAAGTTGCGTGGAGCGAGAACGGAGGTCACGAAGTAGACGATCAAACGGCAAAACAAATTCATAATCAATTAATGGTACTGATCGAAAGCGGTCATACTAAAAAGTTTGAAGATGATTATGAGAAGGAAAGACTGAAGGCAGAAAAACACAACGACAAGGTTGAGAAGGAGTTAAAAAAATTTTGTAAGAGTGTTGAAAAAAAATTAGGTAAACCTAATTTGGCTCCTGCAGATTTTCCAAAAGCAGATCACGACGAATGGGAAAGAATTTACAATAAAAGAGAATGGAATGCGTCTTACCCTTTTAGCGTGGAAAATGTAAAAGAGTTTGCAGAGTTCTGCAGATTTAGCGGAGGTTTTAAGATCTGCTAAAAAGTTAAGATCAGGGGCGAGAGATTGCCCCTGATCCCTGATCCTATGTGTCGATCGATAAAGTAAAATGCATATAGGATCTGGGATCAGGTGAAGCGACGAAGGGAAATTTAAGTATTTTCTAGTCAATAACGAAGCTTGGTCTACCAGGCGGACCCGCAGCTCCGAGCCGCAGGCGTAAGTCCTGGTGAGCTGCAGCTCCGGCTGCAGCTCCAAACCACAAGCCACAGGCCACAAGCCACAGGCAGCGAGCCTCGCCTCAATCAATTATAGTACACATGCTCT